AAATTTGATGGGTATATTCATAATATCGATAAAATCTAAAACGTGGTGAATCTAATTAAAAAATGAAAATGTTCTTTAAAAATTGAATAGTGTGATGTTAAAAAGTGATATAATTTATAATTATAATTTTAAAGGTGGAATGAAAATGGAAAGAGTATATGATAATTATAGAAGTAATCAAGCACAAGGTGATTGCTGGAAGTATGTTCATAAGTGTAGTAAGTGCGAAAAAGTTATTTTCGAAATGCCAGATTATGAACATAGAGAACATCCAGAAAGAATAAATATTCCCAATTATTGTCCTAATTGTGGACAAAAGCAATAACTGATTATTAAAGAATTTAAGCATCACATTATTCAAATAAAATGAATAGCATGGTGCTTTTTTTGTATGTAATCCTAAAATCTGTTGAGAGAAGGAATGATTTTATGATAGTTAAACATTATTGCCCATTTTGTGGGAAATTAATTAAAGTTGAAAAAGTAATAGGTGAAGATAGAAGAAGAGCTAAAATAGTAAAAGAAAATGTAAAAACAATATGTAAAGTTTTGGGCAAAAGTTGTGAAAATATACATCGTTAAAACACAATTCTAAAACAAACAGCAGAAAGAGGATGTTGTTATGATTAATGATGAAGAGATATACAAAGCTTTTGGATTAAAAAAAACTGATTTAGATACAATAGAATCACCATCTAAAGCAGAAATTGAAAACCAACTTAAAATATTTGAGGAGCAATGGATACGCCATTTACATTTTATGGTGAAGGAGTGAAAGAAATGTATGAGTATAAAATAACTATTCCATTTAAAATTGAAAGTTGTATTAATTGTCCATTTAGACATGAAAACATACAACATGAAGCTATTCAAAGCGTAGATGTGCTAAGTGGTGTAATTGAAATTCTTAGAAGGCAATCTTATTGCATGATAAAGAATAAACCTATTGTTATAAGTGAATCAGTTGACGGATATAATAGCAGCTGTCCATTAAAAAATAAAGTTACTTATTTAGCAGATGAAAAGTAAGATAATCTAAAATAGTGAGAAAGAAAAGGTAAGATAAATGGATAATAATTCAAAAATAAAATGTGAACAACCTAGCTTTTCTAAACCGATAGAAAATATTAATATACAACTTAAAAATATAAACTTAGAAAAGGTTACAATATTAGAGCAGCAACAAAAAGTGCAAGAGGAAGATTGGGAATTACAACTAGCTATATTGGAAGGAGATAAAGAACACATCATTGAGGAGTTTTGGGATGTAGTACAAGCCTGGCTAGGACTTATATATAAGTATGGAATAACTGCAGTAGATGTTATGAAAGGTTATAAAAAACATCTAGAAAAGATTAAAAATAGGCCTAGAAAAAAGATTAAGATAAATGCAAATTGGATAATCAATAGATTTATAAAAAAAGAATAGGAGGAATAATATGGATTACATAGGAGAAGCGGTTGAATATTTAAAGCATTATGAAAAATTAAAAATATCTAAAGATAATTTAAGATGTGAGATATTAGAATTAAGAGAAGATTTAAAATCGGTTAAACCAATACCATATTCTGATATGCCACATGGTAGCGGTTCAGGTGAGCCAGATGATATAATAATTAATAAAATGTTTAGAATGAAGAAGGCTGAACAAGAGTATAGAAGTACATCAAAAACATTAAAAAGAATGGAATTAGTGCTTGAAAAATTTGAAGAACACGAAAGTGAATATTTTAAAATTTTAAAAGGATATTTTATTAATAATGATACAGAAGAACAGATGATGAAAGACTTTAATTATACAGATAGACATATAAGAAGATTAAAACAGAAAGCTTTAAGAGAATTTGCAATTCAGTTATTTGGAATAAACGTAATTGCATAATAAAAATGTCCGAAACATGTCCGGAAATTTGACAGGTATTATGATATAATTGAGTTATAGCGATATAAGATAAGCTTACAAGAAAAAAATAAAATATAAAGGATGGTGAAAATCCCCTTTCAGTATCTTTATATAGTAGTAAGCTTATTAAAATGAGGCAAAAAGACATCTAATTGTTATTAGGTGCCTTTTTTATTTATGTAAAAAAGTGAGGTGAGACATGATGGGGAATTATATTAATTATACGTGCATGAAGTGCGAGAAAGATTTCATTCTTATTAAAGAGGATGTTGATGATACAGTAAGGAAAAACAAATATATTTCATGTCCTCATTGTGGAAGCAAAAGAATAACACCTGAAGAGTCAAAGGATTCGTTTAAAGAAATGATGAAACACTCACATTATAGACGAGTTAATGGGGCGGTAAGGCAGGTGAAATAATTGAACACTGTTGACCCTATAAAAGATTGGGACCTACTATTAGATATGGAAGATTATTTAGAAGAAAATAATCCGAGAAACTATGTACTTTTTATGACAGGTTTGTATCTTGGATTAAGAATTTCGGATATACTCCAATTAAAAGTTAGAGATATAAAAAATAAAGACTATATTTATATTAGGGAAGAAAAAACAAATAAGGAAAATAAGATTGTTATCAATGATGAACTTAAGGAAATATATTCAACATATATAAAAAACAAACCAATGAATAGATATTTGTTTAAGGATGAAAGAAAAAACAAACCTAATAAGCCAATATCAAGACAACAAGTATGGAATATACTTAATGATCTTGCAAGTGAATTTGAATATAAAGATCCTATAGGTTGTCATACTTTAAGAAAGACATTTGGATATTGGTTATATCAAGATACTAAAGATGCAGTAGCTATAAAAGAGTTATTAAATCATTCAGATATATCTATTACAAAAAGATATATTGGGGTAACTCAAGATAGTAAAGATTTAATGGTTAAGAGTATTTCTTATACAAAAAGAAGACTTAAAAACAAAAAGTCTTAAATATATTTTTTAGGCATGTATTTGACATAAAAATATATAGGTAAAATTAAAGTATAAAAAATCAATGCATATATTAGTAATAAAAAAAATAGAAGAACTTTACACAATATTACGATATGTCAAATAAATAAAAAAAGAAAAAAGTAATTGAACACGTTGATTTCACAAGGTTTGTAGCGAATTATGTTTTAACATCAATAAATTCAATAATTTATAAAGGCTAGAATTTATATGCAAACCGCCAAAAAACAACTCAATAATCTGTTCTGAAATATTTTAAATACTAAATTTTAAAACGCTTATGCATAATATGCATATTATATTATTTGGCAGGTGATGAGAATGAGCAGACAAAGAAGCCCGAATAGAGAAAAAGCATTTGAAATATATAAAAAATTCAATGGTAAAATAACATCTAAGGAATTAGCTAAGTTGTTAGATGAAAAAGAAAATAATATTAGAGGTTGGAGAGTTGAAGATAAATGGAAAAAAAGACTTAATAAAATTGGTGCTCCATATGGAAATAAAAATGCAGTTGGAAATAAAGGTGGAGCTCCTAAAGGGAATGTAAATAGTTTTAAATATGGAAACTACACTAAAAGAATACCTTTTTCAGTTAAAACTATTATGGAGGAATTAAACATAGATGATCCAATAGAAAGATTATGGAGAAATATATGTTTACAAGATGCAAGGATAATCAATATGCAAAATACAATGCATGTAGAGAATAAAGAAGATATAACAAAAGAATTAAAAAAAGTGTCTAGTGGAGATAAGATGGAAACACAAGAGTATGAAATACAATTTGCTTGGGATAAAGAAGCAAATCTTATGAATACTCAATCAAAAGCAATGAATACTTTAGCTAAACTTATAAAGCAGTATGTTGAAATGGTTAATACTAATTGGGATTTAGCTACTGAAGAACAAAAGTTGAGAATCCAAAGACTAAGAAAACAAGTAGATAATCCAGAATTAGAACATAGAAAAGAAGTAAATAAAGAAAAACTTAAAATTGAAAGAGAAAGATTCGAGCATCAAAAGAAGATGGATGAATCTAAGATATGGTGATCATATTAGGAAGATAGAGGAATTAAAAAATTTAAAGGAGTGATAATTGATGGAAATAGGTGAAGATATTAAGAAAGATAAAATAGAAGTAAACAATAAGTCTATAGTTCTATTAAAAAACAGAAGTTTTTCAGCGGACGTATCAGACTTAGAAGAAAAATATTCAAAAAAGTTTGGATGCCAAGTAATCATATTAGATTCAAATATAGATTACATAGATAAGATAAATGGCTAAACATGCAATACAACAAACATTCTATGCTTCAAGTAAGTGGAGAACATTCAGGCTTAACTTAATATTAGAACGTAAGAAAAAATATGGTGAAGTTATATGTGAAAAGTGCAAGAAGTTAATAGTAGATCCTTCAGACATACATGCACATCATAAGAAAGAACTTACACCTGAGAACATCATGGATTACAGTATAAGCCTTAATCCAGAACTAATAGAGTTGATATGTCATGATTGCCACGATAAAGAGCATCATAGATTCGGATATAAGCCAGCAAAGAAAGTCTACTTAATATATGGACCACCAATGTCAGGAAAGACAACATTTGTTAAAGAGAATATGGAACGTGGAGATATAGTAGTTGATATGGATAATCTGTATGAAGCGGTAAGTATGCAGCACAGGTATGATAAACCTAACAATCTATTAACGAATGTAATAAACATAAGAACATTGATGCTTGATAATATAAAGACTAGGTATGGCAAATGGTATAATGCTTGGATCATTGGAGGATATGCAGATAAGTTTAAAAGAGAAAGACTAGCGGAGGACATAGGTGCTGAACTTGTTTATATAGAAGCAACTAAAGAAGAATGTTATGGCAGGCTTGAAGCAGATGAAGATAGACAGTATAGAATAGCAGAGTGGCAAAAATATATTGATGAATGGTTTGATAGATACTCATAAGAATGAGGCTATGACAGGGTTTGCGATTCGGAAAAAATATGAATGAAAGAATGAGGCTATAGGCTGATTACAGACCCCCCACATTTTTGAAATATGGGCCGCCCACCAAGTCGTGAGGTGTACCCAGTTTCCACACACAGTAGAAATTTTGAAAAATCGTTAGAGGTATTTTGAAAAATGTTAAAAAAAGATGTATATAAGCAAGAATTTGAAAAGTTAACTGAAATATTCAAAGATGTAGATGAATCTAATAAAAAGCTGGTCGAGGGTCTGATCCAAGATGCAGCTTTTTTATATGCAGAAAATTATGCTATTAAAGAAACCTTAGATAAAACAGGTATGATTAAATATCATCCTGATAATCCAGCATTGCAAAAGCCTTTACCAGCAGCTAAAGAATATAGACAAAATCTTAATAGTTATGCTGTTGTCATTAGAACGCTTAATGGTGTTATGCAAAAGAAAATTGATAATGATGATGACGATATGGACGAATTTGAATAGGAGTGAGAGTAGATGCCTAATATATTTAATTGTACATACAATGGTCAATATTCATGGCTAATGCAATATATTGAAAAATGTAAAAGTGGAGAAATAGTAATTGGCCATGAATTAATGCAACAATTAGATATTCTATTATCTCACTTTGAGAACCATGATATTACGATTGATTTTGAGGATGCACATAAGAGAATTAAATTTATAGAAACCAAATGCAAACATAGTGAGGCACCTTTTGCTGGCAAACCATTTCTATTACTACTTTATCAAAAAGCTTTTATTGAGGCTATATATTCATTTAAAATATATGATGAAGAAATAGGACGATTAGTAAGATTATATCAAGATGTATTATTTCTTGTTGGTAGAAAGAATGGGAAAGCATTAGCTTTAGATACTCCAATTCCAACACCTGATGGATGGAAAACAATGAAAGACTTAGATATTGGTGATTATGTATTTGCTTGTGATGGTACGCCAACCAAAATTGTGAGAATATCAGATATATTCTTGAAACATAATTGTTATAAAGTTAGTTTTGAAGATGGTGATGAAATTATTGCTGATGCAGAGCATATATGGAGAGTTGTAACTAAAAATAGTAGAAGAACACTCAAATATCAACCTTCAAGTAACAGGAAATTGTTAAGACCAGAACATAGAGAACAAAATGGATATTTTGATATAATAACTGAAGATATGTGTAAGGATTTTAAGCGTATTAGAAAAGATGGCAAAGGCATTGAATATAAGTATAGAGTTCCGATGCAAAAACCAGTTGAATATAAAAAAAAGGAATTGCCCATTAATCCATATTTACTTGGTGTTTGGCTAGGTGATGGTGAAAGCGGTGGATCAAGAATATCTATTGGAGCAAATGAACTTAAGGAAATGATTTGCAATATAAAATCAAGTGATGGAAAAATAAATAGCATTAAGGAAGATAAAAATTGTTATAGGGTGAATATAACTCAATATAATAATTGTATAAAAACAGAGCTAAGAAAGTTAAATTTAATAAACAACAAACATATTCCAATTCTTTATTTACAATCTTCAATTAATCAAAGAATTGAGTTATTAAAAGGCTTGATGGATACTGACGGATATTGTAGTAAAGCTGGTGAATGCGAGTTTGTTCAAAAAAATAAATTATTAATTGATAATTTCAGCGAATTATTGTCTAGCTTAGGAATAAAACATACAATTAAAGAAAAAAATTCTAAATGTAATGGTAAGATATGTGATAAAGTCTATAGAATTTTATTTTTTGTGGATAAGCAACACACTTGTTTTAAACTAAAACGTAAAACTGAAAGATTAAAAGAAAAATTATCTAGCAGAATGTTAAATAAAACTATTATTAATATTCAAAAAGTTGATAGCGTACCAACTAAATGTATAGGTGTTGAACATAGTTCTGCACTTTATTTATGTGGCAAAAAAATGACCGTTACTCACAATACTCCATTAGTATCAGCAATTTGTTTAGCTGAATGGTTTTGTGGACCTATGGGGCTTAAGATACTTTGTTCAAGTAATGATTATGAATCAGCAGATTTAATGTTCCAAGCAATAAATTCTATGCGTGAAGATAGTCCAAGTCTTGAAAAGTTAACTAGAAAAAACATTAAAGGTATGTTCTTTGGCAATCCCAAAACGAAGAAAAAGAAAGGCAAGTTTTCATACCAAAATAAAGGTACTATAAAAAAGATATCAGCTAAAACAGGAGCAAAAGAAGGTCGTAATATTGGAGTAGGAGCTGTTGATGAAGTCCATGAACTTAAAGACAATACTTCTATAATGCCAATAAGACAAGCATTATCTACGCAAGAAGAGCCATTATATTTTGAATTAACAACAGAAGGTGTTGTTAACGATGGATATTTAGATGGTAGATTAAAAGAGGCTAGACAAGTATTAGATGGTGAACTAGAAAGACCACGTTGGCTTATATGGCTTTATACGCAAGATAATGAAAGAGAAGTATGGCAAGATGAAAACAGCCATTACAAATCGAATCCAAGCTTAGGAGTAGTAAAGAAAAAAAGCTTTTTAAGGCAAATGATTGAAGAAGCAAAGACAAGTAAACCAACAAAAGTATTTGTATTATCTAAAGACTTTAATATTAAACAAAATAATTCTGCAGCATGGTTATCTACAGATGATATTGTAAATGAAACAGTATTCGACTTAGAAGAATTTAGAAATTGTTTTGCAATAGGTGCTGGAGACCTTTCAAAAACTGGAGACTTAACTAGTGCAAGAATAATGATGATGAAGCCTAACGATGATCATAAATATTTTTATCAACACTATTTTATTCCTGAGACAAAATTAGAAAATCTATCAAAGGAAGATTTACCTAAGTTTAAAAAATGGATACAAGAGGGATACATTACAATCTCACATGGAAATGAAAATGATTTTAGATTAGTTTCGGCATGGTTTTATAAACTATATAAGGATTATAACATTAGAGTGTTTAATACAGGATATGATAAGTGGTCCGCTATATATTGGGTCAAAGAAATGGAAAGCTTAGGATTTGATTGTACAAGAGTAAATCAAGATTTTGGAACAATGAGCGAGCCTATGAGGCTTATTGAAAAAGACTTACAAAAGAAACTTATTATATATAATAATAATCCTATAGATAAATGGTGTTTAGAAAATACGGCTTTTGTATTAAATACTAAAATGGATATAATGCCGGTTAAAGTACAAGGGCAGGATGATAAAAAGATTGATGGAGCTGTAACTATGATAATAGCGTACAGAATCTATATAGATAATAGACCAACATTCTTGGAATTAGTAAAGAGAACAGCTTAAAGGAGTGATATATTGCTTAAAAAGTTTTTAAAAAGCATAAGTAAAACATTGTTGGTATGTATTGATGATATTTTACTTATTATAGGAATTATATTATTAACCATAGGAACGTTTAAAATATTTATTCCGGCTGGGTACATAACATTAGGCATTTGCTTTATTGCATTTGCTTTTTTTGTTGCAAAGAAAGGAGGGTAGTGTATGTTTTTGCAGAGCTTGTTAAATAACAATAATCAATCAAATAAGAATTTACAGTATGCTAAAATGCTTGATGGAAGTTTTCCAGCATTCACTCAGTTTGGTAAAAATATTTATGTGTCTGATATAGTTCAGAATTGCATCGATGTAATAGCTACAGAATGTAGTAAATTGCAACCTAAACATATTTTTACTAATAACCAAGGACTACAACAAATTCCTAAAAGTAGTATCAATAGATTATTTAAATTTGCACCTAATGATTTAATGACTACTAGTGAATTTATAGAAAAAACAATATGGCTATTATTCATGAATTATAATGTGTTTATTTATCCAACGTATGAAACTTACAAAGATGCAAATGGAAATCAACAAATTTATTATACTGGTTTTTATCCTTTAAATCCTTCACAAGTAGATTTTCTTCAGGATGCAAGCGAGACTATGTATGTAAAATTCCATTTTAGCAATGGTAATAATTTCACTTTTCCATATTCAGATTTAATTCATATTAGAAAGAAATTTAGTGTAAATGACATCATGGGTGGTGGTCTTAATGGACAGCCAGATAATGCAGCATTATTAAAAGTATTAGAAATAAATGATACAACTTTACAAGGATTAGGAAAAGCGGTTAAAACAAGTTTAAATATTAGAGGTATTCTAAAAATAAATACTATGTTAGATGATGAAGGACAAAAGAAAGAGAGAAAGAAGTTTGAGGACTCTATTGCTAATGGTGAAACAGGTATACTGCCATTAGATATAAAAGGTGACTATACACCTTTAACTGTTGATCCTAAGTTAATAGATAAAGATACAATGCAATTTTTACAAGATAAAGTTCTAAACTGGTTTGGAGTTTCAATACCGATTTTAACAGGAAAATATAATGATGAAGATTATCAAGCGTTTTATGAAAAGACTTTAGAACCTATATTAATTAGACTAGGTCAAGCATTTTCTAAATGTATGTTTAGTAGAAGAGAGTTAGATGTAGGTAATGAAATTGTATTTTATCAAAAAGACATGATGTATTTAAGTACTAAATCTAAATTAGATTTATTAAGTATAGCAGGAGCTCAAGGATTATTCTCAGATGATCAAAAATTAGCTATTTTAGGATATGCACCATTACCAGATGGAACAGGAAGCCGAAGAACGATAAGCTTAAATTATGTTGATACCAATATAGCTACTCAATACCAATTAATGAATGCCAACAAAAATAATACGAATGGAGGTAGTAACAATGACTAAAAAGGATTTACCCAAAAAGGGAGAACGAACAAAGCGTAATTTTGCTATGGCAGATTTACGAACAGTTGATAATACAGAAGGTGTAATTAATGGCCATGCAGCAGTATTTAATCAAGTTACCAATATTGGTAATTGGTTTAATGAAGTCATTGAACCAGGAGCGTTTAGAAATACAGATTTTACAGATGTAGTGTTAAGCGTAAACCATGATTTAGATAAAATTCCATTAGCAAGAAGTAGAGGCAATAACGCTAATTCAACATTACAACTTCAAGTTGACAATATAGGATTGGCAGTAAGAGCAACTTTAGACACAGAAAACAATTCAGATGCAAAAAGCTTATACAGTTCCATAAATAGAAATGATATGGATGGTATGAGTTTTATTTTTTATGTCAGAGATGATAGATGGGAAGATTTAGACACTGATATGCCAACTCGTCATATTCTTGACATAGCAAAAGTGGTGGAAGTTTCTGTTGTAAGCTTTCCGGCTTACGATGGTACTGATATAGCTTTATCAAGAGATAATGATGCATTGGAGAGTGCAAAAATTGTATTGGAGAATGCAAGATCTCAAATGAAACCGGAGGGTGAAAATGGTGAAGCAAGACAAAAATTAGACTTAGAAAAGTTAAGAACAGAAACATTATTAAAATTTTAGGAGAGTGAACTAAATGAAAGACAAATTATTAAAATTATTAAATCAAAAAAATGCAAGAAAGCAAGAATTAGCAGCAAGAGCAAAATCTACAGAAGATATAACAGAATTAAGAAGTATTAACTCTGAATTAGACAACTTAAATAATGAAATAACGGATCTCAATGGAATGATTTCAGATATTGAAGCAGCAGAGGCAAGAAATGCTAATCCAGGAACTCAAGAAGGAGTTGCATCAATGGAGCCGCCTGCAGGTACAGTACTTGAAGGAAGAGGTAAAGTTCCAGAAGGAGGATTCAAACCAATAGAAACATATGGAATAGGAACACATGAGGGGAATCAAAGAGATAATTCAGAAGGTTTAAAATCAAAATATGAGCAAAGAGGACAAGAACTAAAAGATAAAAAGAAGGTAAGCTTTGATTCAAGAAATGAATTACCTATAGCTAGATCTGTTTTAGTTTCAAGTGGTGTCTTGGTTGTACCTAATCAATATAGTAATACTTTAAGTGAAACATTTAATCAAGTTTCATCTATAGTTGATTTAGTTAACGTTCCTCCAATGATTGGTGGAGAAAGTTATACTAAGGGTTTTAAAAAGCCTGTAAGTGATTTACCAGACTATACAGAAGAGGGATCTAAATATAAAAATGTTGATTTCGTTTGGGATAAGGTAACAATAGCAAAAACATATATAACTGATTATACAGAGATTTCTAAGCAAGCAATAAAACTTCCTAACATAGATTATCAATCACAAATAGGAACAGGTTTAAGAACAAATTTAAGAAGGAAAATAGCAAAAGAAATTATGATAGGTGATGGTGCAGCTGGACATTTTACAGGAATATTTAATGCTCCTGAAAATGTAATTCCTAAAGCTAGTGACTTATCTATATCAAAAATAGATGCAGATACACTTGATTCTATTGTATTCAATTATGGTGGAGATGAAGATGTTGAGGGCGCAGCATATTTAATTCTTAATAAGAATGACTTAGCAGCTTTTGCAGCAATAAGGTCAACAGATGGAAAGAAATTATATAAGATTACTGTGAATGGAAACACTGGAACAATATCATCAGATGGTAGTTTCTCAGTAAATTATATAATTAATAGTGCATGTCCAGCTTTATCTAAAGATGCAACAGCTGCTGATACTTATTGTATGGCTTATGGTAATTTAGTAAATTATGAAATGCCAGTATTTTCAGATATAGATGTTGAAATGTCTACAGATTATAAATTTGGAGAAGGTATGGTTGCTTATTCTGGAGATATATATTCTGGAGGAAATGTAGTAGCATACAAAGGATTCTTAAGAATTAAGAAGAAAAGTACAACAGTTTAATATAAAAGGGGATACACTCCCCTTTTAATTTGTCATATATAGGAGGTACAATGATTGGCTAAAAAAAACGATGTTACAGAAATTAAAGAAACAAAGGATGCTATTATATTTAAAGCTAATAAGCCATTAACAGAAACAGAATTTAAATTATTATCTGATTTAATAAAGTCAGAAGAAGAAAAGACAGGTCTAAAAATTGTTTTAATGCCTTATAGCTGCGACTATAAAGAATAATATTATTTATTTAAAAGGAGAGTGCTTTTAATTCTTTTTTTGAATGGAGGCTACAATGATAGGATTATCAGAAATAAAGCAATGGCTTAAAGTTGATTTTGACGATGATGATAGCACGATACAATCTTTAATAGATTCAAGCAGAGCAATTATTAAAGCGTCAACAGGAGTTACAAAAGACTTTGTTACTAACAATAGTTCAGAAGAATTAAAAAGCTTATACTTAATGGTTCAGAGAATGCTCATTAACGATTTATATAGCATGAGAGATACAAATAATCAAGTATTAATAGGACTATATACGCAACTACAAGCTCAATATGATATTCAAAAAGATAGCCAAATAGGTGATACTAATGGGATATAAAATAAATATAGCAGAATTAAATAAGAGAATAGCTATAGGAACTATTAAATCAGTAACTAATAAAAATGGTTTTCCGGAAAAACAATTTATAGAGGAACATAAAATATGGTGCTCTGGCAATGACTTGTATGGTAAAGAATTTTACGAGGCGTGTGCAGTTCAGCGTGAGGATACTGTTAAATTTAAAATAAGATATAACAAATATATATCTTGTAAAAATGCAATTAAGTTTAGAGATAATATTTACACTATCGAACATATAGACAATCTTGATTATGATAATAGATTTATGATAATTAAAGCAAAAATATTGGATAAGGATAAAGTTAAAAATGAGTAGTGGAATATATCAAACTGGATTTGATGATTGTTTGGATACATTAGACAGTATGGAAATTACAGAACAAAAGCAAAAGAAAGCTTTAAAAGAAGCTGGAAAAATAATTTTAGATAATGTAATTAAAAATGCTCCAGTGTTAACAGGTCGAATGCAAAAATCCATAAAAATGACTGTTAAACGTGATGATAATGGTGATTTAGTATGTGTTATAGAAGTTGGAGCGTGGTATGCTATATTTTCGGAATATGGTACAAGTTATGATAAATCTAATGTAGGTTGGTTTACTAGAGCAGTAGATGAGGTAAGCGATAAAGCGGTACTTAAATTAAGAGAGGTGCTGTTAAGTTGAGAGAAAAGTTAAGAAATGATTTAACGGATCAAAGAATAACAGACATTGTAGGAGAAAATATATTTTATATACATGCTCCAGAAGCTAAAAACTTATATATAGAGTATATGTTCTATGACAACAATGATTCTGATTTTGCTAGTAATAAAAATAATTCAGAAATTTATTACATTCAAATAGATATTTTTTCTAGTGGTGATTTTACTGAATTAGAAAATGCTATAAAGGATGTAATGAAAGAAAAAGGATATATCTACATAAATGGTGTAGATGGATTTGAAAAAGAAACAAAATTATACACAGTGAAAATGAGATATAAATATAAACGAGTTTTAGCATAAGACAGCTTAGTTATTAACTAAAGCTGTTTTTTTATAAAAAAATAATGAATAGATGAAAGAGAGGAATAAAATATGTCAAGTTTAAACATGGTAGATGGTATAGAAAAAATACATTATGCAGTATATGATCCAACTGCAAATACGTATGGAACAGTAAAATTATTTAGTGATAAGGTTACTGAATTTGGGTTGTCTCCAAAACAAAATAGTAAAGCGATATATGCATCAAATTCTGAACAAAAAAGATTAAATGGCGCCTTAACAGGAGATTTATCTATAACTGTATTAACATTAGATACTGATGTAGAAATAGAAACAATGGGAAAAGAAAGAGCTGTCGAAGGTGGTAAAATTGACAAAGGTGCGGATAAACCATATATAGCACTGATGGTGGAAAAAACACTCGATGATGGAGCAATGGAGTACCTTACAATCTACAAAGGACAATTAGCTAATGTAGATGATAAAGCTAAAACAAAAGATGCTGATGGTAATGATGTAGAAGCAATAAGTATAACAGGAAGTTTCTCACAAAGAAAAGATAAATTATTTAAATGGGCAGTAAGAAGTACTGATGCTGATTTTAGTGCAACAACATTTTCATCAAAATGGGGTAAGGAGGTAATATTACCTACTAAAAAGACAGAAACAGCACCAACAACTCCTTAGTATCAAGTTAGGGCATGGATTAATCAATCTATGCTCTTTTCTTATACACTTAATTAAAAATAGAGGAAGGAATAAGAGATGTTAGATGAAAAGAAAGCAATAACACTAACAGGTAAGAATAATAGGCAAATAACATTGCACTTGGAGTTTAAGAATTTCAAAAAATTAAACAAGCTTACAGGGAATGCGTTTCAAACTATAGATGAATTTGCACAGGATTCTAACAAAAGATTAGAACATTTGCCAGTTATAGTGCAGGCACTATCGGATGAAGAATTAACGATGGATGAAATAGAAAAACATATATTAGGGTTTAGTTATCCTAAGATTCTTCAAATATCAAATTTAATATGTAAATTATTAGAATTTGAGTTGTTTAGTACAGAGGTTAAGACTGAATCAGAGAATGATAAAGATAAAAAAGATATAAAAAAAAATTAAATGATGATGATTGGTGGAATGATCAATATTTTTTAGCAACAGTAAAACTTAATATGAGTTACGAAAAATTTTTAAATTCAACACCTCGTCAAATAACTGATTTGAGTAAATTAAATGCGAAATATGAAGAAAATTTATTGTTAAATAGTCAAGTAAAATTTGAAAACATGAAAGCTAAAGCTCTAAATGAAAAAGATAAAGTTGAAAAGGTAAAAGTAAATAGTTTATTAGATTTATAGAAAGGAGGGAAATACAAGTTGGCAGAGGAAAATAAGCGTATAAGTACCATATTAACGTTAGATGCTGATACATATAATAGGAATTTAGCAAATGCAAGAAAACAAATGCAATTAACCAGGAGCGAAATTCAATTAGCTGGTCAAAAGCTTGAGACGTTTGGTGCTACAACTAGTAATTTAGCTGAAAAACAACAAGCTCTAAGTACTCAGATAAATAATATAAAAGATAAAATAAATTTATATTCAGATAACATTAAGAAAAATACTGAGACGTTAGAGAAGAATAAGACAGAGCTAGAAGCATTAAAAAATAAAAAAAATCAGCTAAATGAAGAAATTAAAGAGGCTACAAAGCTTTATGGTTCGGAATCTGAACAGTATATAAAGCTTTCAGAAGATTTAAAGAAAGTAACACAAGAATATAAAAACAAGCAGCAGCAAATAAAAAACAATGTTAATGCTATTAATAATAGTAATATAGAAATTAATAAAGCTAGTGCTGAAGAGGTTAAATTACAAGGTGAGTTAAAAAAGACAGCTACGGCTATAGATAATACTCAAAATAAGTTTAAGGCTTATGGAAGTAGCATGCAAAGCGCAGGAAAGGGACTACAAAGTACTGGTGAGGATATTAGCAATGTAAGCGGAAAATTAATGCTTATGTCTGCGCCTGTAGTAGCAGTTTCAGCTGCAGCTGCTAGAGCATCTATAAACTTTGAAAGTGCCTTTACTGGAGTAAGAAAAACGGTAGATGGAACAGAAGAACAGTTCAAACAGATTAAACAAGAAATATTAGATATGTCTAAGACTATGCCAGAGAGCGCAAGTGACATAGCAAAGGTAGCTGAGAGTGCTGGACAACTTGGAATAAAAACAGACAATGTATCAAGCTTTACAAAAAGTATGGTCATGCTTGGAGATAGTACAAATATGAGTTCAGACCAAGCGGCAACAGCTTTGGCAAGATTAGCTAATATTACACAGATGCCGCAAGATAAATTTCAAAATTTAGGTTCTGTAATAGTTGCACTTGGAAACAATATGGCAACAACAGAATCTGAAATTTCTGATATGGGATTAAGGCTTGCCGGAGCTGGTCACCAGGTTGGTATGAGTGAAGCAACAATTCTGTCTTTGTCAGGAGCATTAAGCTCTGTAGGTATTGAGGCAGAAGCTGGAGGAAGTGCTTTTTCTAAAGTATTGGTTGATATGCAACTTGCAGTTGAAAAAGGTGGAGAAAGTTTAGATAATTTTGCAAAAGTTGCTGGTGTAAGTTCAAGTGATTTCCAAAAATCATTTAAAGATGATGCGGCAACAGCATTAATGCAATTTATAAATGGATTGCAAAAAGCTCAAAGTACTGGAACGAGTGCTATAAAAATGCTTGATGATATGGGAATAACAGAAGTAAGAATGAGAGATGCATTATTAAGAGCAGCTGGTGCAGGAGATACTTTTACTGAAGCTTTAAAAATAGGAAAAACAGCATGGGAAGAGAATGTTGCATTAACTAATGAAGCAAATACTAGGTATCAAACAACCGAAAGTAAAATAGAAATGCTTAAAAATCAATTTACTGAGCTTGGTATAGAGTTAGGCGAAAATCTATTGCCGTTTATTGTAGATATAATGCAAGAATTAAGCGAGTTAGCTAAATGGTTCGGAAGTTTAGATGCTGGTACCCAAAAATTAATAATAAGTTCTGGTTTATTAACTTTTGCTTTAGGTGGAATAGGCAAAACAGTTGGTGGAGTAATTAGTGGAGTTGGCAGCACTATTGAGATTGTTGGAAAACTTACATCTAAAATAAATACAATGAAAACAGCAACAGAAGCTGCAAGTACTGCTAATAAAGCCATGGGTGCATCAAGTGCGGTTGCCTTTGGTGGTGTTGGTTTAGCTATAGCTGGGGTAAGTATTGCAGCTATGGCATTAATGAATCATTTTTCAAAGACTAAAGAAGAATCGGACAATTTAGTAACATCAATTAGGCAGTTAAACGATGAAAGTAATTCATTACAAGAATTGAAAGATAAATTTGTTTCTTTAAATAAATCTATATCTGATGGATCATTGTCGGATAGTGAAATGGCTACGAAGAAAAAGGAATTGAAATCTGTATATGAAAGTCTTATAGGTAAAGTTCCAGAGCTAGAAGGTTTATTGAGTGATGAAACATTATCCTATGATAAGCAAGCAAAGGCAATACAAAATGTTGTAAATGCTAAAAAGGAAGAGGCGCAGATAAAAGCCCAAAAGTATATTACGGATAAAAATGTTACAGATGATAGTGTTGATAAGCAAATAGAGAAACTTGATAAATTAAAAGAAAATCAATCTAAATATTCTCAATATGCTACTATGGCAAGAGAAGATATTGTAAAAATGGTTAACGAAGGACGAAGAGCAGGAGATGTTGAGTTTGTAGGTACAGACTTCCATAACATCGACTCTGATAAAGCTATAGATAATTTTAGAAAGAAATTCAAAGACTTAGCTAACGATACAAAAGAAGAAAGTTTGGATATAAAGAAAACATTAAGAGAAACTCTAGGCAATGAAAATATATTAGATGAAATTGGAATGGGTGCTTTATCAAATGATACAGTAAATAAGATAAAAGCATTATTAACAAGCTTAGGTGATAGTAGTAATTCAACAGATAAAGCAAGCGATTCTACAGCAAGACTTACAAATGCTATGACAGAATTAAATTCAAAAGGTAGCTTAAGTCAAAGTACAATAGATTCATTAAATAAAAGCTTTCCTAATTTGAAACTAGGAACAGAGGATGCTAAAGCATCTATGTTTAAATTGAATAGTGAAATGTCTAATCAGGCAGATAAAACAAAATTAGTAGAGCAGGCAACTAAAGGGTATATGGAAACTTTATCGTCGACAACATCTGCTATTAATGGATTGCAAGAGATACAAAGTCATTTAAGCGATAAAGGTTTAACAGATAGTGATATTAGTAAAATAAAAAAAGAGTATCCAGAGCTATTAGCATATATGAATAACAGAGAGCAGATGCAAGATGCTATAAACAAGAAAATTGAAGATGAAAAAAATAAAGCAATAGCTGCATATAGAAGTATGCTAATGAGTGATAGTGATTACTATAAAGCGAAAATTAAAAATAGTAATGATTGTAATCAAATAATAGAAAAATTGAATTATGACTTGTATAGTAGTTTTGGCAATGATTATAAATTTGATCTTAAAAATTATGGTTCAATGGAAGCTGCTAAACTAGAAATGACAAAGAAATTAATTGGAGAGTTAGCGGCTGCTTGGCAAGGATATTTTGACCCATTAACAGGAGATTTAATAGATGGGTACGATAAAAACGGTAAACTTACACCTTTTGAATCCGATGCTTCACATATGGATCAAAACGAAATTAATGCTATATTAGAAACTCAAGCTAAAATAAAAAAGATGAAAGAAGCTATGGAAAAAATCAAAGGTGCAACTATTAATCTTGAGATGCCAGACTTCACAAGTAATTTAAAATCCAGTAAGGATTTAGATGGAAGTAATGCAAAATCGATAACAGAAACAGTTAAAGCATTAAAAGAAGAGGTTGACCTAATAGCACAGCGTAATAAATATTTATCTAATGAAGATGATTTGCTTACTGAAATAAAAGATAATATTTCAGATTTAGGAGATAGCCAAGAAGATGTTACAAAAAAATTAGAGTTACAAAATCAGCTACTTGATGAACAAAAGAATAAAGTTCAAATGTTAACTGAGACAGTAAATTTATATGGTGATAAGCAATTTCAAATTAAAAATCAGTTAGCTGACAATAATTTCTTTAATTATGATGAATTAGACTCTAATGGTTGGAGTTCAGAAGAAAGCTGGAATAAAAAATACAATCAATTGTTTGCTGGAAATCGGTCTTTTGGCAGTGATGAAGAAAAGCAGGTCTTTGATGATAGAAAAGAATTATTCGAAGAGTTAAGGACATTATATACTAATCTAGGTAATGGAATTGAGGAACGTAATAAAGATATAACTAAGTCTGGTCATGAGCTAAATAGCATCTATAAAGAAATAAATGAAACTATGATTAAATCAAAGACTTTATTCAATGAAGGTGTCCAAAAGAATGTAAAAAATTATATTGATATGGTTAATGATTTAAAAGATAAACTTGGAGAGAGTAATTTTTCTAAAAAAGAAGAGTTTTTAAACTATGAAATACAAGCTTTAACGGATGGTATTAACAATAATCAGCAGGCTATATCTGATTTACAAAACTCAATGTCTACAGCTGGTGGAAATACTTCGGAATACACTAAAAAAATAGAGGAACTTACAGACGCTAATAAAGAGTACCTTAAGCAGCAGGAACAGCTTAAAGCAGCATTAAAAGATAATCAAATTTCTAAAGTTCAAAGTACTTATGATAAAGGAATTAATAACTCTGATTATAATTTGAGCTTACTAGATTTAGAAAATTCTAAATTAAGCGAGAATGACTTTAAAGGGCAGGCAGATATAATTAAAGGTCAAACGAAAGAGATACAAAATAAAATAGTATCAGCATTTAAGGAGATATCTGATTATCAGAACATGCTTAATAATGATTCAAGCCTTACAGGAAAGCAAATTGAAGAGATACAAAACAAGATAGGCACTGCTAGAAATAATATAGTAAACTTTGATAAAGAACTTGTTAATTTAAATAAAAGTGTAAAATCTGTTTACAAATCAGAGCAAAGTTTGTTAGAGAATATGTCTAGCCAGTTAACTTCTTTGTATAAAAACTATTTAGATCAAGAAGAGAAGAAAACAGAAGAGATATTCAATAAGCAAATTGATAATATTAATAAAATAAAAAATGCATACAATAAAGCATTGTCAAATGATAATGCGCAAAAAGAGATAGATGAAGCAAAAGCTACTTTATTGGAATTGCAAAATGAGAAAGCAACAGCATCAAAGCTCAAATTTACTGATTCAGGAAAAGCTAGATATGAAAGCATATCAAAACAAGTTGAAGAACAACAGAAAAAGGTTGATGAATTAGTAGCTAAAAATGAACAGGATAAGCAAAATGACAAACTGGATCAACAGATTCAGGACTTGCAAACCAAAAAGGATGCAACTGTAACAGCATTTAAAAAGGAATGGAGTGATACTAAAATAGCTGAAATTGTTCAAAAAGCTTTAAGTTCTGGAACAATTCAAACAGTAACAGGAGAGGTTATATCGCTTCAAGATGCGTTTGTAAAGTGGAGCAACCAATTCAATGATGGTATGTCGATAACAGGTAAGAGAATCAAAACAGAGTTTGTAGATAATTTTAAGGAATTAAAAAATGTAATTGATGGTATAAGCTTAGATTCGTTAAATTCTCAGTTAACAAATGTATTAACAAACCTGGATACACTAAGTAGAAGACAAAGCACAAACCATGTAGAATCTTTATCTACTCAAGCTACAAGTAATATAAGTAACACAAATAATAAGATTGAACTTCATTACAATCATATAGTTGAGAATGTATCAGATTTATCTGATAAAGGAGTGCTGAAATCATTGGCTCGTAATGCAGAGGAGGCTGGAGATATAGTCCTAAATGTAATTGAAAATAAATTATATAAATAATAAAAGATAGAGAAATAAAGTTTTTCTATCTTTTATTTATAGAAAGGAGAAGCGTATACATGTTTATTGGAGGAAACTTTACATTTAACAATATAGCTTCAAAAGATATGTTTAACTCTTTTATATGTCAAAGTGAAGAGAATATGTTTGACAGTAGAAACGTAGGATATTCATATAATTTAGCTAGTGAAAAAACAGGTATTAATGGCATATATACTCATAAAGAAGAGAGAGAATTACAAACAATAGATGTAGAAATATTTTTTAATTATAAAAATATTTCTGAAAGGCAAAGAAGAAAAATCATAATGTGGTTAATGCCAATAAATGCAGAGTTTAAAGAGTTAACAATAGAAGAAACTTCATTATCATACTTCGTAAAATTTAATAATCTTAAATGGAGTGACTATTATGAACAAGGATGCTTACTTAAAGGACAAATATTATTAAACAGTTCTTATGCATGGACTAAGGTAATAACACAGAAGACTTATTTAACAAGTAGAAATAATAAAATACAAAGTCTAAAAATAAAAAATTTGTGTGATG